TCTTCTTCGTAGGGTGCGCGTCCTATAAAATAAGATTCATCTTTAATTTGTCTTGGTGCTGGTTTTGGGACAATAACTTCATTATTAATGTATCTTGGTTTAACCATTCTTTTACTCTACCATATCTTTAAGGTGTTGCAAGGCTTTCAGTTTTTTTCTATTAAATTTTTTCTTATTGGGTTTGATTCGTTGACGAAATAGTCGGAAGCGTAGAAGTTGTGCGATGTAATTTCTTTTCTTGTGCATAGATAATTGTCCTCGCAAAACAACTTGCTAGAAGATAACAAATTATAAAAATAATGGTAATTGTTCTTATTTGCTTTAGCTGCAATTGTTTTTATCTAAATCAATTGGCTTGTCACCATTATAAAACCATACATAAGATGAGAGTTTCGTTCCATCTTGTGTATAGGTACATTTTTTGCCTACCGAGCAGGCGCTCAAGGCAAATAATAGTGCAAGAACTAAATATAATTTATTCATTTTGCTCCTCTTTTTTCTTCTTCGTTTTTTGTTTGACAGCACTCTCCGTTGTCTTCTTTTTCTTTTGAGTGCATACTACAACATTTTTTTGGATCTATTGGCATACTTCACATTCCTCATGTTCGCAGTTCATACAATTACAAACTCCATATATATCACCATGTTCTTTTAAAGAACAGTGACAATTACAGTTGCAATTTTTACATTTAGTCCCTTCCATAAAAATCCTTCCAGAACCATTCTTTAAATTTTTTCCACCATTTACTCATTTTGTTCCTCTTCAAAACCTTCTTTTAAAAGTTCGGACGTACTTTTTTCCTTTTCCTCAATTCCGTAGAAGTACTTATCAGTATCTTCTGTTACCCATTTACTACTATCTTCTACATTCCACTCGGAAGTTTGTACCTTCCAATCAAAAGGGATTTCATCCCTCACCGTGAAAGATGGAATGCTCCAGATTAATCTATTATTTGGCTGAGCCGCATAGTTGCCATCATCCAAGGCAAGTATATGAGCGCACTTATGTTCGTGCGGGATTTCCGAATGATCTGTATCGACTATATTACTCTCTGGGTGAGCCCAGTCAACCGTGAAAAGGTACGCACCTTCGCGCCATTTTTTATCTTTGCCTATGAATTTACCGGACTGACCGTCCAAGATGTCAAAAGTAGTAACGCTAGGATAGTAACTAAAGCAATTCCATAGCTCCAACTCATCAAGTCGCAGCCGAGGAACCTCACTTGCTTTAAATCCTCTTTGTATGAATGCAGATATCGGCAAACGGTAGAATACAGCTCCATTTTCCATAATTGCGTGAAAGAGTATCGGACGCCCTGTAATCGATGCAATGCCAAAAAGTAAGCAGTCTTCCACTTCTCCATGGTGTTCTTTAAGGTCATAAAGATATTCTCTCCTTACCTGCGCATACGTGGCAGGAATGTTTGCGTTCAAGTAAGCCATGTAACATATAATCCTAGTTTGCTAAAAAATAGATAGCAACGATCACTACCACAATAGCGGCAGATATTTTGGGATTAGCTTTTGCTAATGTCCAAAGTTGTTTCGCTTTTTCCATAGTTCCTCCTATTTTATGTCACCCCAGTTTTTACCAGACTCATAGTCTACCTTATTAGGGACCTCTAGTCCAACTGCGGATTCCATAATTTCTACTATTTGTTGTGCTTGTTTATCATTTTCTACAGAAATATCCAGTTCATCATGTACTTGAATATGGGGGGTAATTCCTGCTTTATAGAGTTCCAACATTGCTTTTTTAGTCATATCAGCGGCAGATCCTTGTATTAATTTATTTAAAGCTTTGTAGGTGTATGCTCTTTTAATTCCTGGTCCGTGTTCCAAGATTGCTTGTTCATGAGGCAATGCCTTATGAATACCGAATTGATTGGGCTCCCATAAATGAAACCGACATAGCCGTCCTAATAAAGTCCTTATTTTACCACTATCTTGTGCACGTTTCATGACCGCATACATCAGTTGTTTTACAAATGGAACTTGTGTATGATATTGGCTAAAAATTTCTTCAGCTTTTTCCTTATTAACCCCGAGTTCTGCTTGTAATTTATTTTTTCCCATTCCATAGAATAATCCTAAATTAATAGTTTTCGCTTGAATACGAGGAATCTCGGCCATATCAGCAACGATGGTATGGAAATCTGCATCACCTGCTTTATAAGCATCCAAGACATCATTCACTCCATGTAAATTTTGAAGCGCTGCGTAATGTACTACGAGTCTTGGCTCTTGTTGATTGTAATCAAAGCAACCCCACTTACATCCTTCCTCAGGAATAAATAAAGATCTGATCCGTGGTCCAAGATTCTTGTTCCTTGCTGGAATTTGTTGAAGGTTTGGATTACTATAACTAAATCTTCCGGTTACAGTACCTCCATTATCTCCACGTAATTGATTGATCTCAGCAAAGATTCTTCCTTTGTGTGTATGTTTCAATATGGTATCAATAAATGTGGTATGAGCTTTGTTAATTTCTCTTGCTTGTGCTATTTTTTTAACGATGGGATGAGGATGGTGCATTAAAAAGTTCTTCGTGAAAGAAGGAGCTTTGGTCTTGGCCGTTCTATCATAAGGTAGATTAAGTTTATCAAAAACTTTAGCAATTGATCTTGCCGCCCAAATCTGTACTTCGACGTTCGTAGTTATCCCCACCTCATCAAGTAATTTTTTCTCTTGTTCTACTAATGTTTTCTTTTCGATCGCTGCTTGTTCTTGATTTACACGTACACCGAGAAATCGCATATCTACTAAAGCGGGAAATAATTCTGTTTCTAGTTTCCATATATTATGAATATCTTGATGCTCAATTTCTTTTTTGAGTTCTTGCCATAACTTATAAGTTAATTCCGCATCTTTCTCTGCGTAAGAACCTACGTACATTGCAGGAAGTTTATACATTTCTGCCTTGGCATCGACACCCCAATCCTTAGCTGCCGCATAAAGAGCGGCTTCATCTTTGCTTTGGCCTAAATAACGTCTTGAACAACTATTTAAATCATAACGGAGTTGATTTTCATCCACGATCGCTGATCCAATCATCGTATCAATAATTCTTCCTTTAATGGTAAAGCCTTCTGAACGTAGCCAACACACATCATACATAGCGTTATGAAAAATTTTATCTGAGTTATTATTTAAAACTTCCTGAAACCATTTTCTCACTATAGCTTTGTCCATATTGCCTCCGCCTTCATGGGCAATAGGAAAATAACCTGACCAGGTTTGAGTAGCGACAGAGATACCCACGATGTTTCCATTTTTAACAATGGATCCTGATCCCATCGCATGATTTAAATTAGGATCCTTCGTTTCTAAATCGATGGCTATTTCACATTCTTGACTTAAGTCTGGAAATTCTTCGGGTGGAACCCATTCCGTTTGAGGTTTAAATAAGGGAGGTTGAAGGGTCATTTTTTTAATGTAAATCCTGGGGGTAAAGGTTTAAGGGCTTCGTCTTCTGCATAATCTCTTTCAATAGCCATATCAATATAGTGTTTAGCTTTTAGTAAATCTTGTTTCTGTCCTTTCTGTTTATGTCTGCACAAATATTTTATAGCATTTCCTTCTGCAAACGGCAAATTATTTTTATTAATAAATTCTGAGGGTTGAATTTTCATGGAAGCGTAGTGGGATCCTCCAATTTGTTTTTTGTATGTATCACTCATAATAAATAACTTTTATAAACATCCTTGGGTTCTACAATATGTAAATGGTCCTTGGTTCGTGTTGCACCGACATAGAACAATCGATTTACATCATCGGGTCGTTGTTCATATTCCCCGTACGTTCGTCTTGTTAAATCGGTGAGGAGAACGACATTTTGACATTCTCCTCCTTTGGCTCCATGGATGGTAGAGAGTGTAATCCGTGGAGTTTGATTTAGTTTTTCTCCGTTCTGTCTCATTTTTCTAATGTAAGAGACACGTCTTGTTGGAGCTTCATCTAAAGCTTCGTACCATACGCTATCTGTTCTAAGACCGTATTTTTCTTGGCATTCTTTTAGTGAGTAAAAATTATTTTTATCCATTAATGCTAGTTTTTCTTTTTCTAATTGGCGCGGACTTATGTAATCAAATATTTGGGAGACGGTTTGATAATCTAAGGTGCCTCCTTTACGCCATTTTTCCCAGTGAGTGATAGATTCATATAACTCGGATTCATATCCCTTTTTAAATTTATTTTTATAAAAGTATCCTTTTTGATAAAGTATTTCTTCTAATTCATTTAACAAAGATCGTGTTCTTCCTAAGATTAGCCATTCTCCTTCGGACATATCAATGTCTCTAAAATCCGCATAGACCGAAACCTTTCCTTGTTTCATTTTAGGTTTCCATAATTTTGGAATTCGATTGTTTATTTTACCTATAATTTTCATAGCTATTTCATGAATTTTAGCGGGAATCCGGTAGGATTGAGTAAGATTAACAAATTTACCATCGAGAGCGA